AAAACATAGCCCGTCGTCGGAGGAACGCGCGTAGTAATGAAGGACAGCAGCGCATCATGAATATCAACAACAACATAGACCTTCTGAAGGCTCTCTACGGGAACCGCGAGGTGAATCGGGCCCTCGCGAGCGTTCAGAAGCGCGTGAACGACCAGGTCCGCAAGGCGGTCAGTCGGTTCGCGAAAGGCCCCCACAGGGCGCGGACGGCCGCCATGCACGCCGAGCTCAATGCGCTCCGATTTGTCCCTGTGAATACTTTTCGCGTGAAGCATGGGCGGTCTCCCTCTCCCATCCGCAAGCCGAGCACGGTTAAAAAGGCGCGCGCTTACGCCTGAGACGTATGCTCTACCCTCTCTAAAATAACACCAGGACAGACTTGTGCGCCCAGGCCGTACATAAAAACACCAGTCCATACTAAAGATGGTTAAGGCTTATACGACCAACGAAGCTGTAGAAAAATTCAAAGAAATTCACGGAGATACTTACAATTATTCAAACGTAGAATACGTGAATAATAGTTCAAATGTAGAAATAATATGTAAAACTCACGGGTCATTCGAACAACGACCAGCGGTTCACATGAGAGGTGATGGATGTCAAGAGTGTAGTGGCAAGAAAAAACACACGACGGATGAAATAATACAAACTTTCAAGAGAATGCATGGCGATAATTATGACTATTCTATGACAGATTATAAAGGTGCTCTTAAAAAATTTAAAGTTTTGTGTAAAACCCATGGAGAGTTTGAAACTTTATATAATAACATGCTGAGAGGTTGGGCTTGCCCTGGATGCACTACTTATAGGAAAAATATAGAACATTCTTTTCTAAAAGAAGCGAAAGAAGCACATGGTGATGAATACGACTATTCGAAGGTGGTGTATAAAAATTGCGGAACGAATGTTGAGATAATATGTAAAATTCATGGATCGTTTTTTCAGCAGCCCAGAAATCACATCAGTGGAGCGAGATGTCAAAAATGCGTCAGATTCACAACATCTAAAATTGCAAGAAATTGGTTGAGTTCATTAAATATCCTCAAATTAAGAACATTTGACAGTCCTCTCGGGGAGTTTAATATACCCGAGACTAAATGGAGGGTGGATGGGTATGATGAAACGACGAATACTATATATGAATTTCATGGAGATTATTGGCATGCACATCCGTCGAATAAGAGGTATTCTAAAGATGAACCTCACCCACGGAAAAGAGGGACGTGGGGTGAGGTGTATGAAAGAACCCTAGCAAGAGAACGGAAGATTCGAGATTTAGGGTATAATTTGGTGGTCACATGGGAACACGAGTTCCTCGCCTCCTTAGATAGTCGTCTGGATCGAATCGCCCTTTATACCAACTAATAGGCGCCTTCTTTTTTGTAATTAATATATAACGGTATGTTCTCCCAATAGCCCACTGCTGTGGAGTGGCTCCGACGCGGCTCCCGCCCGTCTTCCAAGCCTTCAGGCCCCTGTTGTATACTGTATTGAGCGTCGAACGACTAATCCCAGTTCGCCGAGCAATAGCATCCTTATTAAACTTGAGACCAGGGTAGGTTTTATGAAATAAACCCGTCCACCGGGACTTGCGCCTGGTGCCACCCTTGTCAGACTTGCCTAGGGACAACTTGCTGTAGGGCGTCCTGCGTCTTTTCAGGAGTTCCTTTTCGCGCACGAGCTTCATGGAGCGGCTGAGACCACTAAAGTATCTCTCCGGCCAGAGGCGGCTGAGAGTCACGTGCCTCATATAATTACACAAGGTTAAAGCCGTCGGGCGTTTATGGATCAAATGGGTTGGGGCGTTCACTTCGCACTTGACCACAACGGTTACGTGTACTGTGCCGACGGGTGCAAGTGGCGATCGAGCGCAGCGGACTATGCAGGCTACCCAGAGTGGCCTTCGGCGCGTCAGGCTGTCCTCGAGTACTTTCAGCTGGAGGCGCACAGTGAGCTCGACATGGTCCGAGACGAGTGTCCTGGAACTGCGGCGGGTCTCGTTGCGGCGTGCGACGAGCACATCGGCTACGCCTTGTCCCAATACGGACGTTTGAAGGATGAGAGAAAGATTCGTCTGCACACCGAAAAGATGACTGAGCTCGAGGGATATCTCGAGCACAACAAGGTGGCGCTCGAGCGGAGCCTTGACGACTACAAGCAGGCAAAGGCGGCCTGGAAAGAGTACACCGCGCACCCTCCAAAGGCGCGCGCGGCCAAGACGCGCGCCGACGAGCTTCGTCAGATTACGGCTCCGTACCGGGTCGAGCTTGAGATGGAGGAGGCGGCCGAGGAGTGCGATCGGCTCAAGACGGAGAAGATTCGGACGACGCGCATGCTCAATCGCGAGAAGAAGTTCAATTTACATATTTGTCGTCATCGTACTCCTGCGCTAGACTAGATGCGATTTTTTGAAGTCGGCGTTCGGCCACTCCGCACAAAGTGAATACGAGGACCGCGAAAACCCACGAGAAAATCAGGAGACCCTTGAGTTCTTCCATTAAATATCACAAGCGACGTCTTTTTATCTCGGCATTAATATAAGTATGTCTGCCATGTTTGCCAAAAAGATGGCTGAGGCCGCACAGGCTCGGGCGCAGCAGATGGCTCGTCAGGCGGCCACCAAGGCTCAGAACCAGGCGAAGCAGTACGCCCTCCAGAAGATGCGGCAGGCGTCCGTCCGCGCCCAGAATCAGGCGAAGAAGGTGATCATCTCCAAGCTCGGCAACACCAACGCGTCTCGGGCCCTGGTGAACACCGTGAATGCGGGAACTCGGGCGGCTCACAATGCCGCGGCGGCGCGACTGAGGCAGATGCGCTGACCGAGCACCTTGCTCGTCCGGGCTACGGCCGTCTTTAGGCTAGGCTCGCTCCATAAGATCCACCGCGACCAGAAACCGGCCGTGTGTCGCCCGGAACGGCCCCAATTTTCTCGCCGCCGATGCCGCGTCAAGTAACGCTGCATCCTGTCTGAATCCTTGTGCTTTGTATAGTCAGAATATCCTTTGCGGCCGAAGCGTACCCGAGTGCCGTCTGGGAATATCGCTTCGAACTTGTGGACCGAGTTGCGCGCGGGGCGTAGAATGACCCGGCTCTTCATCGCAAGCTAATTTTGACAGATATATAAATCAGAAGTATCAAGATCAATATGTTAAAAACAATATACCCTGTAAGGTAAGGGGTGGCCAAGCCACGAATTGCGTTGTTTTCCAGCAGCATATTTAGCACCTGCTTCGTAAGAGACTCTTCTTCTTGATCGACTTCACTTGACGCCATGGATCGATACCTTAAGAAGGATCTACAAAAAAGAGAGTTTGAATTTACGAAGCTCGGACCGGCCGTCTGTCTGCTCGGTGGATCGGGTATAGGAAAGACGTGGGCGGCGCACCAGGCTCTTCAGCCCTTGGTCGAGCTGACGTCTGAAATTCTTCGGAGTCGTCAGGGGACGATTGATTTTCTGGATAAAATTGCGAGGTCATCGATCAATGTCGTCTTGGACGAGTACGAATGCATCTCGGACCTTGCCGGTCTGAGTGAAATTACAAAGCCCCCGACCAATGGAATATTTTGCGTCATTTCACAGATTCCTGTCAAATTTGATTTCAAAATTGAGACGTATCACTTTCCGGTTCCCACTCCTGAGGATATACAGAGGATCGCCCCGGGCGTCAAGGACATTGTCGTCCGGCAGTGTCGGGGTGACCTTCGATACGCCCTGAGAAGTCTCGAGTTTCAAGGGGACGCCCCGGACGATTTCCAGGGTCCGAGGGACTTTGTGTCCGATCTCGTGTCGGTCCACTCGAGAACCAATCCTATATTGTTCATGGGGCACCCAGTTCAGGAGCCGGGGAACATTGCCTCAATTTTGCATGAAAATTACGTCGACGCCCTGAACTGCCGATACGAGGTCGTGTCCGACTTTTTCAGTCAGGGTGACGTTCTCGAGTCCCGAGTATATGCGGGTGTATGGGATCTGTATCCTTACTATAACATATTCAGTTGTGTACTTCCTGCGATTGAGATTGGGCATACACTTCGATTGCCGCTCCGACCTGGGTCGACGTGGACAAAGTACCAGAACATGTGCATGAGAACCAAGCGCATCTCGGCAATGTCTAAACGAATTCCGGGTAAGAAATTGACGATCGATGAACTGATGCTCATCAGGGACATTGCCGAGAGCGGAAACACTGGAATACTCCGAGAGTACGGGTTCCTCCCACAAGACCTGGACGTCCTGAACCACCTGAGTCCCCTTAGGAAAATCAAGGTGCGGAATTTGGCCGCCCTAAAGAAAAGCCTCCAATAAATATCATGGACGAGCTCGAGGAGGTCCTCGCAAGATACGGAACGCGCCATGTAGCCGAGAAGCTCAATCTGTCACCCGGTACCGTGAAACGGTGGGTCGATCTCGGCTCCGTGCCCGGACAGTACTTGTTCGACCTTCTCAAGATGCTCGAGAGACCTATCGACTACGGCGCGTTTTCACACAAGGACAAGGATCAGTTCTTCACGCCCGCGGACGAGGTCCAACGGTGCTGGGAGGCGTTCCGGCGGGTCGTGAAAGAGGATCTCACTGTGTACCAGTTCATCGAGCCTTCCGCGGGCGACGGTGGTTTTCTGAAGGTTCTGCCGCCCGGTACGATCGCGATCGACGTGGAACCGCGCCACGCCGCCGTGACCCAGTGTGACTTTCTGACGTGGCGACCGGCAGAAGGCCATAGGTACATCGTGTTCGGGAACCCACCGTTCGGCCTGCGAGGCCACCTGGCCCTGGCGTTTATGAACCACGCGGCCGAGTTTGCCGATTATGTGTGTTTTATTCTTCCGCAACTTTTCGAAAGCGACGGAAAGGGGTCGCCACGGAAACGCGTCAAGGGGCTCAACCTGATTCACTCAGAGTCTCTGAGTGCCATGTTCTACACACCGGACGATAAGAAGATCAAGATTAATGGTGTGTTTCAGATTTGGTCCAGGGGCACATCCGATCCTAGGTTCACAATTCGCGCGCCGGATACAGAGCGCCTTCGCGTCTATTCGCTCTCGGACGGGGGGACTGTCGCTACGACGCGCAACAAGGCGATGCTCGATGCATGCGACGTGTACCTTCCGTCGACGTGCTTCGGGCGGGATGCTATGCGGGTCTACGACGCGTTCGAAGAACTTCCGGGACGCAAAGGGTACGGTATAGTATTTCAGGCTGACAAAATAGGGTCCATAGCGCGCGCCAAATCTATAGACTGGGCCAATGTGAGCTTCTTGTCGACCAACTCCGCCTTGAACCTGAGGACCTCGATCATTCACGACCAATTTGCCGAGTGATGAACTCACCGATCGTCTCGACCGAAGTATCGGGTGCGACTTTAAGGGTCATGCCGTTACTGACAGCCTTGAGAAGATTGGACTCACCAAAGTCAAACTTGTAGACGTCGCTCGTCCCCTTGCGGAGGTGTGGCTTGCGCCCGAGGACAGGGTGCTTATTTTTCATGTCAAATGTAGGGATGACGGTCACGTAGAACTCGGCAGGCTTGACGTCGACGAACACGTGGAAATCGCACCCGGCGTCACGCAGGTTCTCGTGTTGAAAGCCGCCCTGGACGCCGAGTCGGGCCGTCTTGACCTCTATCTTTTTGCCGAGGATGATGATATCGTATGTACCGTCCTTTGAGTTCTTGTCATCGTCCACGTATACATGGTCGATGCCAGCAATTTGGCAGACTCGAGCCAGGAGGAGCTCACCAACCTTGCCGGAATAGTCCGGCTTGAGTTCATCCATGGCGGAGAAGAGAGAATCGCCGGCCCATGTCGACTTGGACCGCTGATTCGCGAGGGCCTGCTCGCCTATCGCTCGGAGGAGGGTCGCGGCCATTTACGACTTAGAGACGCGACCCGCTTAACTGGTAGGAAAAATGGCTGAGTGTCCGTGCCGTGTCGAAGTCGACGATTCTTTCGTGAAGGTGCAGGGATCAGACATTTACTTTCACTGTGACGTCCACGAGACATCAATTTTGGAGCTCAACATGAAACTCAAGAAACTGGAGAATGAATTACTCCACAAGTACATAGACCTCGGTATCAAGTCGAGCCCCGAGATTCGAATCTGGATTCGCTCGGACGGTGGCGATCTCCACGCGGGTCTGAGCGGGATGGACTGCATTCGATCCATCCGGCGCTGCAAGGTTCGTACGATCGCCGATGGCGTCTGTGCCTCGGCCGCGACCTTCTTGCTCATGGGAGGCTGGTCCCGGCACATGACCGAGAACTCGTACGTGATGATTCACCAACTGAATATGGACGGGACGTGGGGAAAGTTCGAGGATTTCAAGGATCAGATGGAAAATCTCGAACAATTTATGCAACGATTTAAGGATATTTATACGCGCGAAACTAAAATTCCCGAGCGGGACCTGAAGAAGCTACTGAAGCGGGACGTTTACATGGACGCGGCCAAGTGCCTGGATTGGCAGGTGGTTGATTCTATTTGGTCCTAGTCTTCCTTGGCGTCCTCTACCTCCTCCTCCTCCTCCTCGATCACCTGGACCGGGGCGGCCTGGGCGGTCTGAACCATGGACACGGGGTCCATGCTTGGCAGCTTAATCTCACCCTTCTTGAACTTGTCGTTGAACTTCTTGTACAGGAAGTACCCAATCACGAGTATGGCCACGACGGCCACGATGTTAAAGACACTGAAGAAAGACTTGGACTTGATGTCATCAATGATGGACCGCTTCACGTGATCGACGACGGGAGGGGCAGTCGGGCTCATTACTAAAAAAAGATGTTTTTTCCCGGCCACGGTGCCGCACCTCCCCTTAATTTGTAATGGAAATAGACGAGGCCTGGGCCGCGTTCGATTCCCTGAAACTTTCCGAGCCCACCGCCGCGACACATTCTGAATTTCATTGCAGAATATGTGGCGGCATCAAATCGTTTGGTGTGTATGACGACCTCCCTGTATGTACTGAGTGTGGAGTCGTCGATGAGTCTTATATATGCGAGGAGCCTGAGTGGCGCTCTGGATGCGAGGACGGTGTTGACGCGTCGCGCGTCGGTGCTCCGACAAATACGGATCACTTTTCGGCAGCCTGGGGTCAGGGCACCATCATGACGGTGAGACCAAGTGGGACGTACGCCCAGAAACGCCTGGCGCGCATCAATTTTCACTCGATGATGAATCACCGAGACCGGGCGCTTTTCCACGCTTACGCCGAGATGGATCGCATAGGCCGTCAGACGCTCAACTTGCCAGAGGCCGTCATGTACTCGGCCAAAATCAAGTACAAGGCGTTCAACGAGGCCGTCCTGACTCGTGGAGCGGTCCGCAGCGGAATCAAGGCGAATTGCATCTTTCAGGCGTGCCGTGAGTTCAAGGTGTCTCGTACGACCCAGGAAATTGCAACCGCCTTTGGAATTCCGGCCCGGGATCTTTCGCGGACTTTTGAGATGTATCAGGAGCAGGTCCCAGAAACTCGGGTTCACGTGACGACCCCGGCTGACCTGGTCGCGCGCTTCTTCAACTCGATCACGTGCGTCCCAGACACCGAGAGAGGAAAGACTCGCATGAAAATAACCAAGATTTGCAAAGATCTCGAGGATTGCGTCGAACTCATGGGTCGGACGCCAAAGGCTGTCGTGTGTTCGGTCATGTACATAGTCCTGACCGACTCTGGATTCGGTCCGAACAAGGCGGAGCTTTGTAAAATCTGCGACGTGTCCGTCCCGACTTTGGGAAAGATCGAGACGATTATCAAGAACCAACTCAAGACTTAAGGAACTGACTGTATTTATGTGTAATGTCGACGCCGGTCGTTCTATTCGTTTCGACCCCCTGTTACGGGGGTGTGTGTCTTCAGGCCTATGCCGAGTCGATGCTGCGTCTGCAGCGCACGTGCGCCACGAATAATATCCAGATGATGCTCGACACGACCGAGAACGAGTCGCTCGTCCACCGGGCCCGCAACCTGGCCGTCGCGCGCTTTTACCAGAAGTGCCCGCAGGCGACCCACTTTCTCTTTGTCGATGCGGACGTTCATTTCGACCCCGAGTCTGTCATCCGGCTCATCAAGTCGGGTCACGACGTCTCGTGTGCGTGCTATCCAAAGAAGTGCGTCATGTGGGAGTCGGTCGACCAGCACATCAAGTCGGGTGGGACCGGCAAGGATCTTTCGCGGGTCGCAGCGTCGCTCGTCATGAATTTCAAATATCAAAATACGCAAATCGTAAATGGATTCGCCGAGGTGCTCGACGGCCCGACCGGCTTTTTGCTCATCAAGCGCGACGTGTTCACCAAGATGCACGCCAAGTACCCCGAGCTCCTGTGCGTCAACGATCACCAGAACAAGGACCTCGACGAGTATTTTGCAGTTTTTGATTGTATGATCGATCCCGTGTCGCGCCGGTACCTGTCGGAGGATTACGCATTTTGTCGCCGCTGGCAGCAGATGGACGGTAAGATTTATGCCGACGTCATGACGGTCCTGGGCCACGTCGGAAACATTCGGTTCCAAGGGACTCTCGAGGAGCGGCTTAGAACGAGTGTGTAGATAAGGCGTAGCTTCTCATAAAATTTAATGACCGTCATCCATGTCGTCGCGGTCACGCGAAACAAGTCTATCAGCGCGACAACCCTACACACCATGATGAACGTCCACATGCTGTGTATGATGCGCGGGACGCACCTTGAGATTCAGTTCGTCGAGGACAAGTCGAGTCTGCCCAAGCTCATCAAGACGGGCGAGCGCATCTTCTGGATGGACTATGGAACGAATTTGAATACCGAAATACTCTCAAAGGTTCTGGATCCGTTCGAGAAGGGCGTTCAGGTTCTCGTCTTCCCTTCGGTCCGCGAGGGAATCGACTGGGGCATGTTCGAGAAGAAGACCAAGGCGGGATCGACCGAGAGTGTCGGGCAGCGCGGTCTCTCGTTCGACACCGAGGTTGGGAAGAAGCTCGGCGAGGGCCTTTACGAGTGCACCAAGACGTCAGCGCGCGTCTGGGTCATGGACGCCAAGCCGGTCGACAAGAAGCTCCGGGGCGGTAAGGACCCGGTCAAACTTCCTCTGACGAACAGCGAGGATATGTTTTCTTGCCTCGCTCGGAACGGCATCAAAATTGGTGTCGCGTCCGAGGCAATCGTCGTGTGTCACTACGTGCACGAGTGTTTTGGGAATATCCTCGAGGCTTCGGGCGTTCAGCTACAGCCTTAGAGATTTAGAACTCTTAAAATTTAAGAAATGAATCAATTTATCGCGGAAGCGTGGGGGTCGAGCGATCCTTCACGTTTCCCCGGTCCACAACCCGTGTCGATCGAACGTCGACACTTCAGCCTCCTCAAACGCCAACCTTATCTGGTGTCTGAAAAGACTGATGGTGTTCGCAATTTTCTCATCAGCAGCGAGTCCGGGGTTTTCCTCGTGGATCGCGCATTTCATACAGAATCCGTAAAGATTCGCGTCCCAAAAGGGACTTTGCTCGACGGCGAGCTCGTCAAGGCTAAGAATGGCCGATGGCTCTTCATGGTGTACGACGCAGTCCAAGTCAAGGGTGAGGATTTGAGAAATTCAGATCTCAATATACGGCTCGACAAGGCACGCACGCTCGCCAAGGGAATTATCAAGACGGCCGGGGCCCCCTTTGAGGTTCGGGTCAAGACCATGACGGACTTGAAAGACCTGGAGTCATTTCCGGATCTTAATTCGTTCGACTATGAGACGGACGGACTCGTCTTCACCCCCGTCAACGAACCGATCCGTATGGGAACCCACGAGACCATGTTCAAGTGGAAGCCGTTCGAACGCATCACGATTGATTTCAAGTTGCAAAATGGATTTGAACTTTTTGTACAAGACAGGGGCGTCCCTTACAAAGAGGCTGAATTGCATATGAAGAATAAGCGGTCGGACCTTCCGGACGGAACCATAGCCGAGTGTGGATACGGTGATCTCGGTTGGTTCGTCGAAAAGATACGGACCGACAAGACCCACCCGAACAACCGGCGAACCTATTTCCGGACCATTGTCAACCTGCGGGAGAGGATTCAACTGAGTGAATTCATGGGCCTGTAAAAGGCGAGATAGAATTCACCCCGGAGTGATTCGATGCCAGGAACTTCACGAACACTTTCATCATCTTTAATGTACCACTTATCGTATCGCCGAACAAGCAGCGCGTAATGTCCCCCGTTCTTGTGTCCCTGGTGCATAATACACGCGAATAGCTTGCGTCCCTCAAACTCGAAAGGAAGCTCGACCGGGAATTTATAATCGTACATGCTGAATGAAAAGCTGGTAAACTTGGGCCAACGACCTACACGGTTCCGGACGGATGCAATATTGTGCGTCTTCCCAGAATCGTCGACGTAATTTTCGATCGCAATTGGTTCGAGGCGGTCTTCGATAAGATCGTGCAACCGACAAGGCTCGGACACATCCAGAAGAAGGGTCGTGAACGGCGTCTTGAGGGTCGACATTCCCTCGTCCCACATCGTCTCCTGGACGTCCTCCCCATTGAAAAGGTTCTGGATGAATTCTTTTCCGATGGATTCCTCAAATATATCAATCAGGAGCAGAACCGCCTCTTGCGCGTCATGCTGCTGGTGCCCGGCAAATCTCGGAAACCTGGCCCGAAACGCACCCAAGAGGTCGCTCGGACTGACCGGGGTCGTCTCGCCTTTTACGAATAATTGCTTTATGACCTTCTGGTACTCGCGGGTCACGTCACAAGGCCCTTCGTACGGAGTGCTAAAAAAGTGTTTTGTGAGGGGAGGGACGTGCGCCAGACATTGAACGCTCGTATTAAACCAGCACGTGTTTCCAAGGTTCCAAAGACCCCGCATTTCGCCTTAGAGACTCTAGACGCTTAGTCTCTAACCAGAAAATGGAGTTTCATCCGTGCAATCCGATTGCGATCACAATGTACGACAAGTGGGAACCTCTCATCTTCAAGCAGGCGGCGACGCCCCACGCCGAGATTGAGATTCGGCTCGGTCGCAAGGCTCGCAAGGGTTTTGACACGAATGTCGGTCAGGAGACTTTCCAGAAGGTTCTTCGGGCCCTCACGAAGTTTAGCGGTTGGGATTCAACGTCTCACACGAATTCGACCGTGTATTATTTCCCGGGCGACAAGCGCCTCGTCGCCGACGATGAGACTGACGAGCAGGTCTGCTGCTGCATCAAGAAGCGCGTCCTGGTTGATGATTTCCCCATCGACGGGTCGCCACTGGATGCACGCCTTGGCATCTCGACCGAAGACCCATGGGAGTACGATGGCGAAGAGGAGAGTACCGAACAAAAGACCAGGGAGCGTTGGTCTTTTGTGCGTAAGAATCTTTCGATCGACCTTTCGATCGTCAAGGGGACGCCGGACGACAAGGACTGCGATGAGGACACGACTTATCAAATTGAGATGGAAATTGTGGATCTCAAGAAAATTCATACAAACATCAACATGTTCAACATGATCTACAAGGTGTTTGACGTTCTCAAGTGCGTCGAGGGACCTTGCGCTTGATCGGGCCCGTGTGCCCCTTGGGAGCCCTGGAGACCACATTGGATTTCCACATCGCCTTGAGCGACGCGGGCGCCTTGCCCTTCAGGGCCGCGCGAATCTCGTTCCAGGTCCAGTTCCTGCTCGAGTTCAAGCCGAGACTCTCCATTTTGTTGGAGAAATTGACGGCGTTGCTAGGAATGTTATACACGTAATTGAGCGACTGATTCTTCGGGGCCCGCTCCTTCTTTGGCTTCTCTTGTCCCCTGAAAGTATAGGCGTTCTGAATGAATTGTTTGTAGGCCCGCTCGATATTCGCCTTGAGTGGCTTGCCGCGCGCACCGACCGGAATCTTCTTGTAAATCGCCATAAATTTGTTGACGTTGTTCTTTTCGTAGGCTGGTCCGAGATTTTGGGTGACGCGCATATTCCACTCCATTCGCATGGCCATCGCGTCGAGTTCGGCATTCTCCTTCGCCTCGTTCGCCTTGGCCTTGGCGTTCGCGTTCGCCTTGGCGTTCGCACGCGCTTTGGCATTCGCCTTGGCCGCGGCGTTCGCATTCGCCTTGGCCTTGGCGTCGGTCGCCTTGCGAGTCCGGTTCATGCCGACCATGCCGCGGAGCGCGTTAAACTTGTTCTGGACGGGCATGGCGTTGTATTCGTTGTGCAAATTGGACGGCAAGAACTTCTTGGCGATCTTGTTCCGCTCGGCGAGTGGCATTGTCGCCCACGCGCGCTGCGTCTGGATGCCATCTGATGTCACGCGAGCGACGCGGCCGTTGTTCAGGAACGAATAGTACATGCCGTTGACTAGAACGTCGTAGGTTCTGTTCGGTTTGTTCGTCACGCCCGCCTTTTTCTGTATGAGGCCAATGAGAGCCACCGGGTTCATTGACGCGTTCGCCTGTGGAACGTTCATATTGCGCGCTATGGTCAGCAGCTCCGACTTGGTCAGACGGGTCGCCTGGCGGTCATCGACCCGCAAGCCTCCGTTCAGACCCATCTTGACGACGTGACGAACAACCCCGTTCGTCTCGACGTTATTTCCAATCTTAAATATGTTCCGGACCGCCTTGGGGATGTTGTGGCCAGCGTCAGAGTACGTCTTTATGACGGTCTTGCGCCCAGAGGCAATCCCGGACGGTATCTTGAACCAGTACGGCTGCTTTCCGGGACCTGGGCGCACGTAAAAGCCAGGCTTTGTGGCGTTCCAGGACGGGGCGCGACGGTTCGCGAAGGACGGGGCCGGCGTGCTCGCCCTGGCCGTGAGAGGGTGGCCAGCCTTTGCAAACGCGTTCTTCGTCGACTGCGGAATGGGCTTCCCGGCGTCCTCAAAAGCCCGGACAACCTTGGGCGCAACGCCCGCAAGGTTCATAGCCCCCTTGTTTAGCCACTCGCGCGTCTCTCGGTTCTGGACCATCTTGCGCCACATATAAAGACGGGGCTTTCCGTTGGTCCCCGGACGAATGTAAAACCCGGCCGGAGGCGCCTTGAGCTTGTTCCACGTGCCGGCGAGGCGGTAACGGTCGGCGAGCTTCTCCTTCTTGGACTCGTTGCTCTGGGCCCCGGGCTTCTTTATCAGGGGCGACTTTCCGGTATTGATGACGCTCGCGATGGGAATTCCGTACTTTGACGTGAAAAACTCCTTGAAGAGTTGGCTAGGCACGTCGCTCTCAGACGGGTTCTTTATGCCAGTGAAGAGGACCACGCCGTTCGCGAAAATTTGGTACGTCACCTTGGGGCTTTTGAGCTTGAGGACCACGACCGGAAGTCCAAACTTGGCGCCCGGTGGCGTGTACGTCGGAACGCCGTTACGCATAGACTCGGGGAGTTTTTTGAGCTCCCGACTCAGGGCCTCGAGGTCAAATGGCCTATTTACGTAGAAAATTCCATCAATCTTCTTGTAGGTTGGTGGAGCCCGTAGGAGCATCTTTGGGGCCCAGCCGTTCTTGACGATGGCCATGAGAGCCTCCTCGTGGTTCCCGAGTCCCATGACGTCAAAGTACTTATCGGTCATCACGATCGTCTGCTTGCCGCGCTTGGCAATGACCTTCTTGATGCCAGAGGCGTCGCCGATCCAGCCCTGGGTCGGGACCCATCGTACGACCGGCTTCCTAAAGTCCTTGGTGTACCCGGTCACCTCCGTGAACCCACGAGGGGCTCCGTCAAAGACGGCTTGGAAGTTAACCGGCAACTTGAACGTGACGATTTTGGCAGTGAGTGTCGAAGCCGATACTTTCCACACTCCTTGCGTATTTGTAAAAACGCGCTTCCGTCTGAATACCTCTTGTATCTTTCGAGCCGCGTCCTCTTCCATTACATATTTATTACATTTTAATTCTCATCAAACTTGATATCGAGACCGAAAATGAACGGCTGCGTCGAGTAAGCAGTTCCGTTGTAAATTCGCGAGTCGCTCCGGACCTCGAGGTCTTTGGAGCTGAAGGGGCCGGCGTAAAAGTCCTGGTTGAACTTGAACGTACCGAGATTGTTCTCGCGGCAGTGCTGATTGAAGCGCTCGATGAACACCTTCTGGGGCATGAAGAGGTCCGGCCCGTACTTGAACTTTTCCGAACACAGGAAGTGCTGGAGCGAGTTTGTGACAGTCGCGACCTGGCTCTGGACCAGTTTGAAGTACTTGGGGAGGACGTTCCATATGTCCTTGTCGGAGTACTTGTGCGCGTAATCGAGATAGGCCCGGAGACACTTGCAGAGGATCGCGGGCATCTCAGCGTCGAGCTTGTCGTCCAGGTGCGGGTCGGCCATATTCTCAGCGATTTGACGACCAAAATTCCACGTCGCCAGACGACGAAGGATGGATCCGGAATTGTCCTTCCAGTTGGGGACCTCATTTCCACCCAAAATTCCAGGAGTCTTCCATTGGAAGCTCAGGGCCGTCTCATTCTTGCGCGCGATCGACACGTCCTCGCCTGACACGAGCGACTGAAACTCAGCCTGCTCGAGCTGAAGGTCGCCCTTGATCTCGGGGCTGATGAACATGAACCCCTTGTAGATGCTCGAGAGCCCAAACTTCTTCTCGATGTTGTTCGAGAGGGTCGAGACGTCCTCGCACTCGTAAAACTTGCGGGCGACCTTGGTAATCAGGGTCGATTTACCGGACCGAGCGATACCCTTGAGGAACGGGATGACTTGCCAGCCGTCCAGCTCGTTCACGTCGAAGCACAGGCGCCCCATGAACACGTACGTCCACCGACAGACGGACTCCTCGAAACGCTGATAGTCCAGGACCTTCTGGAAATTAGGGGTCGGAATATTGTACCAGTCCTCGACGTCCCCGTACGGATCGAACGGCTGATCAAAGTACTTACAGGACACGAGCGACGGGTCGAGTTCGTTGAATTCGACCGAGTCGTACGAGTAAAACTTGAACGCACGCCGGCCCGTCTCTTCGATGTTCGAATCGATCGGACGCGAGTCGAGCAGACCATTCTGGAAAGACCAGACGTGCCGATCTTTCCGAATCTCTGGAAATTGTATATCCTTGCAGTTCGTCAGGTGCTTCACGACGTCCGAGGCCATGTTCCCGCGATTCGTCAGGTTCATCCACATCTCAGGATTGTCCTCCTTTTGCGTCTCGTCGTAGACAAATTCCTTAATCTCCTTCACCTGACGCCAGGCACGCGTCGGGAACCGGCCTGCCGTAATCTCCTTACAGCACTGGTCTCTGTACCGACGAAAGCCGTTCTTGTACCCCTCCTTCAGCAGGTGGACCAGGAGCTTTTGGTACGAGCTCGCATCCTTCTCGAGATCGAAATCAATTTCAGAATTCTGATTGAGAGGCTTGTTGAAAATTTGATAATCGGCGTCGTTCGAGACGAACTTTTCAACAACCTGCTTGTAGAGCTTCTTGAAGCGTCTGATCCGACGCTCAACCGACATGACGTCTCCGTTAATGTCGGTCGTCTCATTCTTCAGGACCTCGATGAGCTCGGCCCGGGCCATCATGTACCCAGCGATGTTTACGGCCGTACGTTGGTTTACGAGCATTCGATCGAAATCATCCTTGTCGATATTTATCGGCAGTCCCTGATCGTCCCGGTCTGGACTCGCCGGGAGCCATTTCAGGCTCAAGAGTCTGAAAATTTCACTTCTGCGGTCGCTTCCTTGGACATCAAGATGCAAATTACGTTCACATGCAAGAAGGCGATTTTCGAGATCCCCGAGAGTCCACGTGCTGATTTCCTTCTGGTAGACGCTGCCGTCCTGGGCCGGCGCCTTTTTCTCCTTTGTGTGGACTCCCTTGGTTGCCATTAATAAGAGAGAGCGATACTTTTTTAAGCGGGCGCGGCGATGTACTGCGGAGCCGGGCACGCGCACTTCGAGTTCTTCATCTCGGACAGGATTTTCACGAGAATTTTGTTCTGCATGTCGATACCCAGAGCAATCTTCTCGGTCGCCTCCTTCAGACCCACGAGGGTCGATGCGACCGTCTCACCATCCTCGGTCGCGAGCAGACTGCCGAGAGCCTCGAACATGTCCATGCCCTCGTCAAACTCCTCGTCCTGGTCAAACTCCTCTTCGGGTTCCTCCTCGGGTACTGGGCGGGTAGGGCGAGACATCTGTACTCTGTCTGGAGATTTTTGGGCTGGAACATTTTCGCACTCTATAATAAAATGCCCGGTGGCGCTCTGATGCAACTGGTCGCTTACGGCGCACAGGACGTGTACCTGACGGGTCAGCCCAAGGTGACCTTCTTCCAGTCGGTCTACAAGCGCCACACCAATTTCGCTATGGAACTTTCCCAGCAGACCCTCTCAGGCGCCGGTGGGAACGGCGGCCTCATGTCCGCGACTCTTGCCCGTTCGGGCGATCTGGTCGGCGACATGTTCGTCCTGCTGACGCCGACCCCGACGTCTGCTCTTCAGCTCACCTCGAACAACGCAAACTTCGACATGTGCTGGGTGGCCGAGCGTGCATTCACGAGCGTCGAGCTCTTCATCGGAGGCCAGTCGATCGACAAGCACTACCAGCTCTGGTTCCGCCTGTACTCTGAGGTTTATCTCGACGACACCAAGAAGGCCACTTATGGCAAGTTGACCTCGATATCAGTCCCGAACAACGTCGGCCAGACCTCAACCGGGACCGTCATGCTGCCTCTTCTGTTCTTCTTCAACCGCAACCCAGGTCTGTACCTCCCTCTGATCGCTCTCCAGTACCACGAGGTCCGGATCGATTTCTCTCTGGCGCCCAACTACACGAGCTATTTTGGTACGAATCCCCCGGCCGTCTGGGCCAACTACATGTACCTCGACTCGGCCGAGCGTGAGCGTTACGCCAAGGGCTCGCACGAATACCTGATCGAGCAGGTCCAGCACGTCGCGGGCGACCCGGTCAGCTCGACCAACGAGAACAGCCCGGGCGTTGTCCGTCTCCAGTACAATCACCCGGTCAAGGAGCTCATCTGGTGCTACCAGGACCCGAATCCGTTCACGAACCGAAACGCCATGTGGAACTTTTCTTCCAGCACGGCCAATGTGGAAATGACAGTCGACATGTCATTGATGGCCACGCCTGCTCTGGACCCGAATTGCATCGGCTCACCGAGATTGTTCATTCCCCCCCTTCTGTCATCGAACCTTTTCATAAACCAGACGTTCACATCTACCGCCGGCTTGTCCATGAACGTCCAGTCGAACGTCGTATCAGGAACGGGCCTCTGGATGGAGTCTGGTCTTCCTATTCGCTCGTCCAACGTCTCGGGGGCGCAGGTGTACGGCGTCGAGGTCGGCCCCCTGCACAAGTTCAAGCTCATGCTCAACGGGACGGATCGGTTCATCGAGCAGCCCGGTAAGTACTTCAACCAGTACCAGCCGTACCAGTACCACACAGGACACCCTTACCCGGGGATCTATACGTACTCGTTCGCCCTCAAGCCGGAGGAGCACCAACCGAGCGGCACTTGCAACTTTAGCCGGATCGATATCGCCGAGACCTCTGTGTACCTGAAGACGGGCATGCCGAGCAATCTGCTCCAGAAGATGTTTGCGGTCAACTATAACGTCCTCAAGATTACGTCCGGTATGGGGGGCGTCATGTTCTCGAATTAGTCTAAATTTTTTTCTTGGGTACTATTACAAATGGCTGGCGGACTTATGCAACTGGTTGCTTACGGCGCGCAGGACGTTTATCTGACCGGTCAGCCCAAGGTGACCTTCTTCCAGGCGGTGTACAAGCGCCACACCAACTTTGCGATGGAGAACATCCAGCAGACGGTGAACGGTACCCCCTCCAACAGCGGCCGTGTGTCCGTGACGATCGCCCGCAACGGCGATCTGGTCGGTGACATGTACGTGGCGCTGGTGCCCTCCTCCGCCACTCTGCTGGTGACCAACAACGCCGGCTTCGACTCGTGCTGGGTGGCCGAGCGCGCCATCGCCGCCGTGGAGCTGACCATCGGTGGCCAGCGCATCGACAAGCACTACCAGGCCTGGTTCCGCTTGTACGCCGAGGTGTTCCTGGCGGAGTCCGACAAGATCAACTACGGCAAGATGACCTCTTCCGCGTCGCCCGACACGACCAACGCGACCAACCGCACGTACGTGTACCTGCCCCTGCTGTTCTTCTTCAACCGCAACCCGGGCCTGTTCCTGCCCCTGATTGCCCTGCAGTACCACGAGGTCCGCCTGGACTTCGACCTGACCGCGACCTTCTCCAGCTACTTCGGCTCTTCCAGCCCCGTGTTCGAGGTGTGGGCCAACTATGTCTACCTGGACACTGAGGAGCGTCGCCGCTTCGCCCAGAAGGGCCACGAGTACCTGATCGAGCAGGTGCAGCACACCGGCGGTGACTCCATCACCGTCGCCAGCACCGGCGGTGCCCAGACGATCCGTCTGTCCTACAACCACCCGGTGAAGGAGCTGATCTGGTGCTACCAGAACACCACCTCCACTGCGACCAACAGCATGTGGAACTTCTCGACCGGCACGACG